TACGGCGGAGCCAGAGGCGGCGGCAAGACACACGTTCTGCTGCGGAAGGCGGCAGGCGGCGCGCTCACCTACCCCGGCATTAAGATCTTGATCGTGCGCCGGGAGTACCCGGAATTGGAGCAGAACATTATTTTGCCCATGCAAAAGCTGATCCCGCCGGAGGTGGGCAGCTACAACGGCAGTATGCGCATGATGTTCTTCTGCAACGGCAGCATTATCAAGTTCGGGCACTACGGAGCGGGGGACGATCAGGAATATCAGGGCCTTGAGTTTGACTGGATCTTCATGGAGGAGGCCACTCAGTTCTCGGAATCCCAGTTCCGCACACTGGGCGCGTGTTTGCGTGGCGCGACCAAGTTTCCCCGGCGGATGTACCTGACCTGCAACCCCGGCGGCATCGGCCACCTGTGGGTAAAGCGGCTGTTCGTGGACCGGGAGTACCGGGAGGGGGAAAAGGCCAAGGATTACACCTTCATCCCCGCTACGGTGGACGATAACCCCCAGCTTTTGGAGGCGTCCCCGGAGTACAAGCAAATGCTGGACCTGCTGCCGGAGGATGTACGGCGGGCGTGGCGCTACGGTGACTGGAACGCCATGGCAGGCACGTTCTTCCCGGAGTTCCGCAAAGAAACCCATGTGATCGCACCTTTTGTGCGTGTGCCTCGTGAGTGGAAGAAATACCGGGCGTTCGACTATGGCCTTGATATGTTCGCCTGCCTTTGGGTGGCGGTGGACTTTGAGGGGCGGGCCTATGTGTACCGGGAGGTACAGCAAAGCGGCCTGATCGTCAGCGAGGCGGCAAAGCTGGCAAATGCCCTGACCCCGCCGGAGGAGCACATTGAGTTCACCATTGCCCCGCCGGATATGTGGAACCGGCAGAAGGACAGCGGGCGGAGCATGGCGGAGATCTTCGCGCAGTACGGGTTAGGGCTGCTGAAGGCCAGCAACAACCGCGTTCAGGGCTGGATGGCCGTCAAGGAGCTGCTGAAGCCCATGAAGAGCGACACGGACCGACCCGGACTTCTGGTGACAGAAAACTGCGTGGGCCTAATCCGCAACCTGCCCTCCATCCAGCATGACGAGAAAAACCCCTCGGACTGCGCCACGGAGCCCCATGAGATCACCCATATCTGCGACGCTGCCCGGTATTTCTGTGTCACCCGCGTTCTGGGCGCTCAGAAAACCGTGGAAAAGATCGTGGACGATTTTGACGAGGGCGAGGACTACGATGACGTGATGACGGGCGGGGAAATGACCGCCGGTTATCTATCCTACGGATAAAGGAGGCCCGGACGATGGCTCAAATCACATCCAGCAACGATATTCAGGTGTTGAAGATCCGCCAGTTTTTGGGCCTGAACGAGAACCCGGACGGAGATACCAAGATCAAGAACGGCGAAATGAGCAAGATGCGGAACTTCCGTGTGACGCGGGAGAAGCACTTGCAGCTGCGCCCCGGCACTAAGACGGTCCTGAACCTGAAAACGGCATGGGACGCATGGTGCGCGGAGAGCGGCCACACGGCCCCCACAGCAAACCCGGTTTTTTCCGGCGCGTGGGAGGGCGTGGTAGACAGCAAGCAGCGAACCCTTGCCGCCTTCGGCGGGCTGATCTTCTCTCTGGACCCGGCGGCGGCAACTACCAAGGTTGTGGGCCAGTGTACGCAGGACCAGACCTCGTTCTTCGGCTTTTCCAACAAGGTTTACCTCCTGAACGGCCATGAATACATGAGCTGGGACGGCAAGGACAACAGCAGCTTTGCGGCGGTGGAGGGGTATATTCCCACGGTGATGAACGCCACCACGCCAGCTGGCGGCGGGTTTCTGCTGGAAAACGTGAACCGGCTGACGGGCAAGCGAAAAGTGCTGTATTCCCCGGACGGCAAGGAGACGGTTTTCCACATCCCGGAAAAGACAGTGGATGAGATCATCTCCGTGAAAATCGGGGACACGGCGCAGACCTACACCTCTGACCTAACGGCACGGACCTTTACCATTACCCCTGCCCCCGCTGCCGGAACCAACACACTGGAGCTGATCTACCGCAGCGGCAACGGAGAACGGGCGCAGGTAACTGGGATGCGCTTCTCCGAGCTTTACAACGGCCAGACGGATAGCCGTGTGTTCCTCTACGGAGACGGCACCAACAAGACCATTTACTCCGGTATTGATTCCGCCACCGGCAAGCCTTCGGCGGAATACTTCCCGGATCTGTACGAGGCGGAGGTTGGCGAGGCCAACACGCCGATCACCGGCATGGTGCGCCATTACGCACGGCTGGTGGTATTCAAGCAGGACGCCACCTACTCCATGAGCTATTCCACGCTGGTAACGGCTACGGACGTCACCACGGCGGCGTTCTATGTGACCCCTGTCAACCGGCAGTTCGGCAATAAGGCCCCGGGTCAGGTGGACATTCTGGAGAACAACCCCCTGACGCTGGACGATCAGGCGGTGTATCGGTGGCAAAGCGTATCCACCGGCGGAAATATCACCTTTGACGAGCGGAACGCGGAACGGATCTCCGACCGGGTAGAAGTGACGCTGCAAGACTTTGACATGGCAGAAACCCGGACCTTTAACCGGAAATCGGCGCAGGAATACTGGTGGATGTACGGAGACAAGGCGCTGATCCTGAACTACGGCGCGGACGCCTGGTATCTCTACACCGGATTGAGCTTCCGGGCCATGGTGGAGGTGGGGCTGGAGACCTACGGCTTCCGGCCTGACGGCGGCGTGGTGCATCTTTCCAGGCAGTACCGGAACGATGACGGCAAGGACATTGACGCCTACGCTGCCACCGGCTCCATGGACTTTGACCGGGACTGGGTGCTGAAATACAGCCCCCTGATCTTCGTGGCGATCCAGCCGGAGAGCAACGCACGGGTGCATGTGACGGTGGAGACCAACCGCCGCAGCGACTACCCGGAGAAAATCGTCTCCTCCGGCCTGACCACCTTTACCCATGCGGACTTCGCCCACTGGTCCTTCGGCACCAACCGAAAGCCGCAGGTGCGGCGGGTGAAGATGAAGGTGAAGAAGGCCACCTTCTACAAGCTGGTATTCAAGAGCAAATCGGCATCGTCTACCGCAACGGTTCTGGAGACGGACGTGCAGCTGCGATACACAGGCAATGTCAAGTAAAGGAGTGGTGTTATGAGCAAAGGCATCATGGCCCCGGAGCAAGTGGCAAAGGAATACGCTGCCGGGGTGAATTTCAATTCCGGGATAGACCTGTACGATTGTGTAGAGACAAACGAAAACTTCTTCATCGGTAAAGGCTTGCCGATGTAAAACCCCCGAAAAAAGCTGGAAGGCTAAACGAGACAAAACATCTAATGGAGGATGAATATGATTGATTTAACTGGTAAGAGATATGGGCGCTTAGTTGTTGTGGGATTCGACCGCTTACAAAACCACAAGACATATTGGAAGTGCGCCTGTGATTGTGGGCTGGTGGTTATTGCCACCGGCAATAACCTCCGAAGCGGAAATACATCCTCTTGCGGGTGCTTGCGCCGAGAAACGGCAAAAGCACAGGGGAAAAAGAATACGTTACACGGAGAGAGCCATGACCACAGAACACGGCTTTACACGATATGGAGCGGGATGCGGCAGCGGTGCAGCAACGCAAATCATGAAGCCTACTATTTATACGGTGGCAAGGGCGTTCGTGTGTGTGAGGAATGGGGCAGCTATGAGGCGTTCAAGGCGTGGGCACTGCACAATGGATACGCGGATGACCTGACCATTGACCGCATTGACCCCAATGATGGGTATTGCCCTGAAAACTGCCGGTGGATCACTCGCAGTGAAAACACAGCGAGGGCAAATAAAAATCATAAGTCTCGCAAGCTAATCAGAGGTGAAGGCTTACAGGAATGTAAGCCAGCCGCAACGCATAGTGGCAGGGCGTGAACCGCTATCAGCCACCACGAGGCGGGGGCACTCAGACCGGGTGAAAAGATATGCTGAACTCATGGGAAACCATGAGAAGCAGGGGATAAAAAGCCTCTGCGATAACAACCTTGAAGCAGTGGGAGGGGGTCCAGAGCAACGGCCTCCCCACCCCCGTATTTAACTTTTTGAAGCGGGTGGTGCTGTTCTCCGTGGCGAATATCTCCACGGATAATTTAAAGCTGTGGGCGCGGGCCATGTCCTCCAGCGGGGAGCGGAACACGCAGACCTTGGAGCTGGTGGCCGACATTCTCAACGATCAGTTCGCGTCCATCTTTGAGCACAACAGCATCGGTAAGAGCATCCGGGAGTTTACCCGCAATGCCGCCGTGGACGGTGACGGCTGTATGTATACCTACTGGGATGATACGGCGGAGACCGGACAGGCCAGCAAGGGTGCCATCCGCACAGAGGTTCTGATGAACACGCAGGTCTTGTTCGGCAACCCCAACAACCGGGACGTGCAGAGCCAGCCATACATCATTCTGGAACGGCGGATGCTGCTGAGCGAGGCCCGGAAGCGGGCCAAGCGGTACGGCAAGGACCCGGACGAGATCCAGCCGGACAACAAGGACTGCGGCAGCAACTACATGGATTCCATGAGCGGCAGCGGAAACAAGGTGACAGTGCTGCTCAGGCTGTGGAAGGATGACGAGACCGGCACCGTCCACGCCTATGAGTGCACCCGGCAGGCGGAGATTCGGGGCGATCTGGACCTCGGCATCAAGCTGTATCCCCTGACGTGGATGAACTGGGACTATGTACAGGACTGCTACCACGGTCAGGCCATGATTACGGGCCTGCTGCCCAACCAGATTTTCGTAAACAAGTTGTTCGCCATGTCCATGATCTCGCTGATGACGCTGGCCTACCCGAAGGTGGTATACGATTCCACCAAGGTAGCCAAGTGGACGAACAAGATCGGCGGGGCCATTCCGGTGAACGGCAGCGTGGAGGGCGTGGCGAAGATCATTGATCCCGCCAGCATCTCCCCCCAGATCAGCCAGTTCATTGACATTGCCATCAGCTACACCCAGAAGTTTTTGGGCGCGTCGGACGTGGCGCTGGGCGATACCCGACCGGACAACACCTCCGCCATCATCGCCCTGCAGCGGGCGGCGGCAACGCCGATGGAGCTGACGAAACAGAACCTTTTGCAGAGCATTGAGGATCTGGGCCGTATCTACATGGAGTTTATGGGCGAATACTACGGAGAGCGGTATGTGGAGATCTCCAACCCCTATGACAACAGCAAATTGGTGGTTCCCTTTGATTTCTCCATCCTGAAAGAGATTCCCTTCACCATCGGGCTGGACGCGGGTGCGGCTTCCTACTGGAGCGAGATCGCCGCCATGCAGACCTTGGACAATCTGCTGATGCAGGGCAAGATCTCCACGGTGGAGTATCTGAAACGGCTGCCCGCCGGTCAGATCACCGACAAGGAGGCATTGATCCAAGCCCTCCAGCAGCAGGAAATGGCAATGGCCGGAGGCATGGGTGGCCCGGAATCTGCTGGCCCCACAGAGGGCGAAGAAACTGTCCCCATTCGGGGCGGGGCCGGATACGGCCAGTTGCAGCGGAAAATCAACGAGACCGGCGAAGTGCCGAAAACGGAGGTAGGTGCTTAAATGGAGAAGCGATTGACAGCGGATCTGAACGTGGTATCCAACTCCAATCTGGAAATTCAACTGCTGGACGGCGATCTGAACATCATTCAAAAGCTGGATGATGAGCCTAATGACGTGGGCGGTCTGACCAGTGCGGAGCTGAAAGCCAAGTTCGACGAATCCGGAAACATCATTAAAAAGTACATCAACGAGACCCTGATCCCGGCGCTGGAAAATCTGGGTGTGGAAACGGCGGTGCTGCTGCCGCAGAACGAGGCCGGATTCAAGTATATCCGTCTGAACGCGGACAAGGTGCTGGAGGTCAGCACG